GAGCTACACTACCGAGATAGGTTGTGCTAATGGTGATAGCATAGTATCAGCAGATAATACTGTTCTATGGATAGGAACTAGTAAAACACATGGTCGTTGTGTATTTCTTATGGATGGTGTATCACCAGTAAAAGTATCTACAGTAAACATAGACAAACACTTGGAAGCAGATAGCTTAAGCAAGGTTACTGCTTTTTGTTATAAATTTGGTGGTCATACACTTTATATCCTAACCTTACACAATACTAATCAAACAATAGTTTATGATTTAAATGAAAAGTTGTGGTATCAATGGACACAGTATGCTATTGCTTCTAGTGATCAACCTAATCCAGGAGTATTAGTTGAGTCTTCTTTTAGACCATCATTCTTTGCTGAAGTAAACAATGTTCCTTTTGCACTTGATGATGACGTAGCAAATTTATATTACTTTGATATAGACACCTACCAAGATAATAGTCTTGCTATCTTTTGTCGTACTGTTACAGATGTTATGGACAATGGAGTTACTAAACGTAAGTTCTATGGAAGATTAGAAATTATTGGTGATAAAGTAGCTGGTACTATGCAAGTACGCCACAGTGGTGATGATTACAATACTTGGTCTACTTACCGAGATATAAACTTAAATGCTTCTAGATCCCAAGTGTATCTAAGTGGGTCTGATCGCCGTAGAGCATGGGAATTTCTTTGTACTAGCAATGTACCTCTTCGCCTAGACTCTGCTGAAGTTGATTTTAGAATAGGTGAGATGGACCAAGAACAACAAGTTGGTGGTGGTCGTTACCGCAGATGACTAGATTGAAAGCATAACATGAATATATTAGACTATAAACGCAAAGCTAGGGGCTATACCTTTCGTCAAGATCTTGGTGATGGTATGGGCGAAGGTGTAGGTACTGGTACTTCAGCAGGTTTTGGTACACCCGGTGCAGATACTGGTGCTTTAGCAGATGCATCAGCAGCACAAACAGCATTTGTAAATAATCAAATGGCAGATGAAGCTGCTATGGAAGCAGCAGGAATTAAAAGTGCTATAGACTATGCAGCAGTAGGATCTCAAGCTGCTAAACCTGCATCGTTTGGTTATAATTTCAATGCTGGTACTGCTGCTAAAACAGCATTGGGTGGTTTTTTAGGTGGTCCACTTGGTCTTCTTGGAGGACTACTTAGTGGTGTTAGTTACAGTCCAGCCACTCCTGGTATGCCCCAACTTTCTTATGGTGGGCCTACTGGTTACTCTCCTGGTAGTGATACAACTGGTGGGTTTAGTGGTGGTCCTGGTGGGGGAAGTGATCTAGCAGGTGCATTGCTAGTTGCTGGTGGTATTACTGCTGGTAGCGGTGCTACCGCTGGTAGTGGTGCGGGAGCAGCTTCTAATCCTGCTGATCCCTTTGCTCCATATCGTGCTGATCTAGCCAAACAGTATGCAGGCGCACTAACTCCCGGTGCTTCTAGTAACATCCAAGCCATGCCTGGGTACTCCCAATACAACACAGGAGTAATACAACCTGCAATGATGGCAGCACAGAGGGCTGCTGCTACTGGTGGCAATCTTTATGGTGGTGGAGAGAAAGCTAGGCTTCAAGCTCTAGGGCAACAAGGCTACTACAACTTCATGAATGACTACATGAACCGATTAGCACAAGGTAGTGGAGCAGTCAACAATCCTGCTACTGCAGTAGGTTTAAGTCAAGAAGCTGCTAGAGATGCACAAAGAATACAAGATGCTAACCAAAAAGCTACTATGTCAAACTTAGGTTTTGGAGTACAAACATTTAACCAACTCGGTGGTTTTGATGCTATAAAGAATCTATTTAGAGGTAGTTCTACCTCTACACCATATTCCTCTACTAATTATAATATAAGTAATCCTACTAATTATGACCCGTATCTTCCCACTGGCTATTATGGTGAGTAGTTTGTAGTTTAGTTTTTAGTTACAAGGTAAAAATATATGGCCTACTCACTAGCAGACATGACTGAGGGGAGTACTGCTGCTCGACAGTTAGCACAGAATGTATATGGCGCTCAATACGATGAGGCTAACATTGCTGCTGTTGCTCAAGAGAATCAGTACAAACTACAACAACAACAAATCTTAGCTGCTAATGCTGGTGAAACAGCACGGCTTAAACTTGCTCAAGACAAAAGTAAATTAGAAGAAAATGAAATTGAAACTGCTGCAAAAAGAGCAGAATATAGAGCTTCCGAAGACTCTAAATCAGACCTTCAAAAAATAGTAGGGACTTCTGACTATATAGCTGCTGATTCAGCTGGTAAATTATCTTTGATAGCAGAGTCAGAAGCAAAAGCAGGACGAGCCATACAAGCCCAAAGAGCTTTTGCAGCAGCAGAACTTGCACGAACAAGAGCAACGCAAGATGCACTAAGACAAAATGAAGTTAATAGGAATTTGATTACTGATGCAAATGGTATCTTTCAAGCTACAGATGAAGCTAAAGTAGATGCTACTTTTAATAATCTTCCAAAAGCTACCCAAGATATTATCTTAAATAAAACAGGACCAGAAAATTGGAAAACTTTTACTCCTGCACAAAAGAAAGAAGTTGTTGGAAACCTCATGGTAAATGCTCATGGAGCATTGGCTGTTCAACTTAAAGAACTACAAGCTGCTTCACTAAAAGCCGTGGCTGATGTAAGAGCAGAATACAGGGCTAGTGCAGCTAAAACACTAGCTGCTGCTAAAGAAACACGCAATGAAACAACTGATGATCGTAATGATTTAAAAGTAAACAATACAGTTTGGAGTAAAGTTCTTACTCAAGTTGATAAAGCTGGTGACAATGCTAGAACTCAAATTACAGGAGACAGACTAACGATTAAAGTTGAAGAAGCAGAAGCTGTGTACAATCAAAACAAAGATAACTTTTTTTCTGGTGATAAAAATAAAGCTACTGATGCATATGTTTTAGCACTAAACAACAAGTTTAAACATGAAAGAGAAATAGTACAACAACAAATTGGCATAATTAAAGATGCTCCTTTCTTTACTGAAAAAGCAGACATGCTAAAAGAATATAAAAGCCAACTTGATATTCTCGATGCTGGTCGTGCTGAGACACTTAAAGGCGTGGGTAGACCACTTGCCACACCAACTCCTGCTCCCGCTGCTGCTGGGACCCCTGCTCCAGCCCCTGCTGTTGCTAGTACTGGTGGTACACCTACCCCTCAACCTAGTGCAGCAGCAGCAGTGGCTCCTGCGCCTGCTGTAGTACTAGAAGCAGTACCCGGCTCTACTTCAAGTCAAATAGCAACAGTAGCTAAAGCTAATGATGCTATTGTTAAAGGCGCAGCAGCAAATACAGTTATACAAAGACTAGATAATGCTGGCATAAAAACTACTGTTAAGAAAGCACCTTCTCCTCCTGCTGTTGCTCCTAGTAACACTGCTGCTCCTACTGCTTCTACAGCACCCACATCTACTCCTGTTTCTCCACCTGCTTCTGCTACTGCTGCTCCTTTTAAAGCCACTACTGGTGTTGATTTGTCTAATCCTACTTTAGGATCTTTGGCAACACGACAAGCAAGAGAAGCTAAAGCTTTGCTTGATGAAGAAGAACGTCAAAAAAAAAGTAAACAACAACCAGTAGCTTCTTCTGCAGTAACAACTCTTAATAATACTGTTGTTGGTAATCCACCTGCACAAGAGGTAAAACCTTCCAAGTCTTTTGGAGAGTTTTTAACAGGCATTGGGATTGGTCCTGATGCTGCTAAAAAGTCTTATGATCAACAAACAGAAAAATTAAAACAGGAAGCAGCAGCAAAAGCCAAGCTTAACGCTGCTGTTACTAATACTCCACCAAAGGTAGAAGCAAAACCTAAAGAAAAATATCAGTTGGAAACACAAACACCAATGCCAAAGAATTCTACATTTGATATGGATGGTAATGTGTTTTATACCCTTCCCAACAATAAAGTTGTAAACTTAGGTAAAGTTGCAACGCAACCTGAAGCAGCTAAGTTAGTTACAGACTATGAAAAGACATTAAAACTAGCTCCTTATAAATCAGATACTAGTGGTTCACAAGCAACAAATCCTGAAATTAAAACAGAGTTAAAGGCAACTGAAAGAGAAGATGTTGCTGCACAAAAGGCTTTAAAACTTAAGATTCTTTTTGAAAACTCAGCAGAAGGTAAAGCAAAAAACAAAGAAGATTTAATTAAGAACATACTTCGTAGAGATTCAAAAGTTTATCAACCAGAGTTGTTTACATATAGTATTAAAGAAGGAAACCCTGTTACAGTTACAGCTAAACGTAAAACTCCTTATGTTGGAGAATCTACTCTATATGAACAACAAAAGAGAAGAAAACAATTAGCTACAAGTAGATAATCATGGCACAAGAAATATCTTTTGATGATTTAATACCTGCTACAAAAGAAAGAGTAGCAGAAACACCTGCTATAAGCAGTACTGCTCCTGTTACTAGTAGCAATGAGATTTCTTTTGATGACTTGCTTCCTACTGAAAAACAAGAGGCTAGGTCTTCAACTACCCCAATTGTAGAAGGTAGTGGTGGTGCTGCTTTTAGTGTGTATCCTAAACCTGGGATGCAACCAGATTCTGTAAGCAGACTTGGAAAAAACATATACCGTACTGCTGGAGAAGCAGTTATTCCTACTGGTGCTGGTTTTGCTGGTTTTGGTAGTGGTATGGCTATTGCTGCTCCTTATGCTGCTGCTGCCACCGCTGCTACAGCAGCTACGGGTGTTGGTGCTCCATTTGCTCCTATTGTTGGGGGAGCTATTACGCTTGGCGGTGGATTTGGTGGAGCAATGGTTGCATCTGGTGCTGCTAGGTGGCTACAAGACTTAATGCACAAAACACTTGAACCAGAAGACTATAAACAACGACAAATAGAAAAATTAGCATACCCTACATCCACATTCTTAACTGAATTAGGAGTTAGTATGGCGGGTATGTCTCCCAAGACAGTTGCTGATAATGCTATTTCGGCTAACAAGCTTGTTAGACTTGCTTCTACTCCTGCTGGACAACGTGTTATGTCTGGTGGTTTAATGGGTGGTATTGAAGCTGGTACTCAATATGCTGAAACAGGAACAGTTGATCCTTTTCGAGTAGTTGCATCTAGTGGTGCTGGTGCAGCTATGCCTAGCTTTAACGTAGCAGGTAGGATACCTTTTGTTGCTGGTCAAAAAATTGGTGAAAAGATTTCTAGTTTTTTACCGGGTGGTAGTAAGCCTATTAAACCCACTGTTAGTGATATACCACCCAAACCTCCTGAAGGTTCTACTCCAGAACAAAAACAAGCTTATATTGATAAGCTTAAAACTATGGTCTCAGAAAGAGAAGCAAAAATTCCTCTTGTTGAAACTGCTATTAAGAACAAAGAGACTGGTGAGATTGAACTCATGGGTCCAAAGCACAATGAGCAACGTAAGCTTGAAACTATTGATACCCATGACCAGGGATTTATAACTGAAGACAATAGGTTCTTAGATCGTAAACAAGCATTTGAACAAGCTAAACGTAGTGGTCAAATACCAGAAGGACAGAACCCAACTGACTTATCAATTGGGTTACGTAGTGAAGACTTAAGAATTGCTGGTGATAAACGCTTTGCTATTACAGAAGAACAACCTGCTGGTGTTCCTAAACCTCCTGTTGATTTAACACAAAAACCTTTTGACCCCAACGAACTTGTATCTCGCCAAGACTTTAAAACTGCTATTGACAACAAAGAGTTTCGCCAAGGTGTTGGTCTTGAAATAGATATGGTAGAAGCTGAACGGTCTGGAGACTTTAGAAGTATTGCAGAACTTAAAGCAGAAGACGCTAGGCTTACTGCTGAAATTGAACAGTTGCGTAAAAATATACCTGATGTTAAATTTGCTGATATTAATAAACCTACTTGGGAAGAATTGCACGATTACTTATGGGGTGCTAGAAATGTAGGTCAAGCTTTTGACAGATTAGTTTCTAATAACATAGGTACTCCTCAAGAACAATTGCTTGCTAAACTTTTAAATAGATCTCAATTTATTCGTAATGCTAACTTAGAGTTTGAACCCAATTATTTACTATACGTTGATCCTCAAGGTAATGTTAAAAACGATGCTATTGGTTTATATACTGGTGAAGATGTACACACTGTAAAGCTAGGTAAAGACGGAGACATCCAAACTTTACTCCATGAAGCTATACATGCAGCTACTCTTAGGTTGCTTATTGAGGGCAACTCTGTTGCTGCTAAAAATCTAACACAATTACACAAAGAATTTTTAGCAAGGTATGATGCTGAATATCAAGTTAAACTTAAAGCATTTAGAGATGCAAGCCCTAACCGCATCTTAACTGTTAAAGAACTTAGTAATTTTAGAAAAGAAAATAAAGCAGAGTATGGACTTACTAATGTACGCGAGTTTGTAGCTGAAGCATTTACTAATAAAGATTTTCAAAATATTCTTGCTAGTATAGAAAGCAAAGAACCTAGTGGTGTTACTAGTAATTTGTGGGAAGCATTTAAAAACTATGTTCGTGAAGGTTTAAACATACCCCCAGGTAAACGTACGGCCTTTGATGACGTAATGGACAGTGGCGTTACTCTTGTAGAAGAGTCTAAACAATTTAGTAGGTTTGATGCTCCTTCAGATGCCTATTTAAAAGGGGTTTTATCTGATCCTTCTGTTAAAGGCTCACCAGATGAGCCTCCTGTTATAGACCGCACTAAAACCAATCCTCGTGATGTTCAAAACGAAAAAGAATTTTACGAAATTGCTACAGATATCTACCAAAAACATGGTGAAGTAGAAGCTGTTAAATTCTTTGAAGGATACCAAGAGTATAAAAAAACTTTCTTAGAACCCATCAATGAGACTGAAAAATTTGTTGGTATTAACTTACGTAACAAAGCTGCCAACGAACGTATTATTCATAATGAATCAGTAGACATGAAAGATCTTGTTACTGATCCTAGTCGTAGAGAAGCAATTGCTATAGCTGTTGATAGAGGAGATCTGTCTGGATTGAGTCCAACAGAACTGCTTGTTGCTAAAAATTATTCTGAGCTTGTAAAGAATATTGGTGACGAAGCTGTTAACAAAGGTGTTGTCAAAGGTCTTATAGAAGACTATGTTACTCACATTGTTAATTGGTCTGATGCTCCTAAAGGATTTAAAGAAGAGTTTTTAACTATGTTACTAGGGACATCTAAAAATGATCCCACTATGAGAGGCATGACTACTGAGTCTAAGTTTGCTAAAGAGCGAACTTTTAAAACCTTTGAAAATCTAGAGGTATATTTAGAACAAGCAAACCAGCGTCTAGAAGCTTCTGGCAGTACCTTTCGTCTTCAACTTAAAACCAAAGACATTGCAGAAATTTACAAAGAGTATGCGTTGTCAATGCAAAAAGCAATTGAAAACAAAAGTCTTGTAGACAACCTTAAACAAATCCGCAATGTTAATGGCGTATCTTTAATTCAAGAGATTACCAAAGAAAATCCACTTCCCCAAGGTTGGATAATGATGGATAGTCCTCAATTTGCTGGCTATGCTGTTCATCCTGATTTACTTCCTGCCTTAAAGTTTGTCTTTGATGCTGGACCAGGGCAATTGATGGGAGCCTTGGGTGCTATTTCTCAAGTAACTAAACGACTAAATGTTGTTGGTAGTTTCTTTCATGCTAAATCTTTAATGGAAGTTTTGTCTAGTACAGGTATTCCTATTTGGACACCCCTTAAAGAAGCTGTAGTTTTGCCTCTAGTTGAAAAAACTGTTAAAGGTTTAACGGGCAAAGAACTAGAGTTGTCTGCTATTACTAAAGCTGTTAATCAATACCGTAAAGGTGGTGTAGGAGACAACGTAGACAAGTGGATTAAAGAGGGTCGTCTACAACTAGAATCACCTGAAGACGTATCTAAAGGTGTTCTTACTGCTGCTGGTAAGTTTGCAGATGAGATGATAGGTAAGTATGGTCCCAAAACTCGTGTTTTAGAAAAGTCTTTGTCTACAGTTGAAAAATATACTTTGGGTATATTTGACAAGTACACATGGGATTATTTACACACTGGTGGTAAGCTAATGGTAGCTGATGCCTTTTTAGACAAAGCACGTTTAAATGCTGCTAAAGAAGGTAAGGTTTTTGATGAGGTTGCTTCTCGTAGAGAAATCTCCTCTTTTGTTGATAGCAGTTTTGGTGGTTTAAACTGGTTTGAAATTGCTACTCAAACAAGAACTAAGCTAGGTAAAGACATTGCAATGGCTACTTACAGTCCTGCAGGTCGTAGAGCATTGCAAATAGGTTTGTTTGCTCCTGATTGGACCATATCTACTATTCGTGCTTTTACTATGGCACTACCAAAAGGATTTAACCCAACTAAGTGGCATCCTGTTGAAGGCATCAAGGGTATGCGTACCCCTACAACTAAACAAGATTATGCTAGGTTGTATCAGTTTAAAACTGCACTTACTTATTTAACTTTGTTAAATGGTATTAACATGATTGTGGCTAATCGTCCTATATGGGAAAATAAAGACAAGAGTCGTATTGAGTTTCCAGATGGTACATCTATGCAAGCTATGAAACATGCAATGGAACCTTACCATTGGATAACAGATCCTGATAAAACCCTAAGTAACAAACTAGGGTTTATACCCAAAGCAGCTATTATTGGTGTTGCTGGTACTGAGTATGCTTCTCCCCAAGCTCCAAAAATTGTTCCACCAAATGTTACTGGTATCAGCAGTGTTGACTCTGCTCTTGGTAGAGCCAAGGCTATAGGTTCTATGGCTCTTCCTTTTCAAGTACAAGCTGCTGCTACTGCTCCCCCAGGAGAAGGTGTTAAACGTGCAGTGTTGGGCACAATGGGACTACCTGTTTATGGTGGAACTGCTGAACAAAAGAAAACAGCTAGAGCAGAACGTGAAAAAATTCTTAAAGAAAATGCTGCTAGGTATAGACAAAAAGAAAAAGAAGCTGGAAGGTAGGAGTTGGATTTTATTTATATTTTAAACAAGGAACTATTATGAACATGCAATCGTACAAAAAACCTATGATGGCAGGTAAAACTGCACAAAGTAAAATGGCTTCTAAGCAGAGTCCAAAAATGGTAAAAAGCCCTATGAAAAAAGAAAAGATGAGTATGGCTCGTATGATGAAAAAGAAATAACAAGCATATGAAAACTAAAGCTCACCCTGGTTTTAAAGCTTCACAAAAATCTATTGCTAAAAAACAGGGTGTGTCTATGGAGTCTGCAGGAGCAATCCTAGCAGCAGGTGCTCGTAATGCTAGTCCTGCTGCAAAAAGAGCAAATCCAAGACTTAAAAAAGTAAAGTAAGATACTAGTAACACCTTTTATAAAATGGCAACTAAATCTACTGTAAATTCAGCAAACACCTATACAAAGCCCAAGTTGCGAAAGCAAATTGTGTCTCAAGTTATGGCTGCTGCTACACAAGGTACTGGCGCAGGCCAGTGGTCGGCTCGTAAAGCACAACTTGTTGCTAAGAAATATAAAACAGCAGGTGGAGGATATAAATCATGAGTAAAAATGCAACGCACTATCTTTCTACTGGTAAGGTATATAAAGGTCCGATTCATAAAGCAGGTAGTGTTTTAATGACGGGTGCAAAACATACTCCAACAAGTAGGGTATTAACCCACACACCGCCTCCAAAACAAAAGGCTAAAAAGTGAAGCCAGCGCAGAAGTCTCTTAAAGATTGGGGTGATCAAAAGTGGAGAACTAAAAGTGGTAAGAGATCTTCTGACACTGGGGAAAGATATCTTCCAGAAGCTGCAATTAAAAGTCTTAGTGCTGCTGAATATGCTGCAACCACCCGTGCAAAACGTGCTGGCAAATCTGTTGGCAAACAATTTGTAAAACAACCTAAAGATATTGCTAAAAAAACTGCGAGGTATAGATAATGGCTACAACAGAAGCTTGGACACGTAAAGAAGGCAAGAACCCTAAAGGTGGTTTAAATGCTAAAGGTCGTGCCTCTTATAAAGGTGGAACTCTTAAAGCCCCAGTAAAAGCAGGTGACAATCCTCGTCGAGCTTCTTTCTTGGCTCGTATGGGTGGTATGCCAGGACCAGAGTACAAAGATGGTAAGCCTACTCGTTTGCTTTTGTCTCTTCAAGCTTGGGGTGCATCTTCTAAGACTGATGCAAAATCTAAAGCTAGTGCTATTTCTGCTAGAAATAAAAAGTAACTATGGCTAGACTAGCTCCTCCTATTCCCCAAGACAAAATTCAAGAAAGTTTTGTTTGGAGAGATTGGTTTCAAAGACTTAGTGATAGAGTTTATGGGACTATGGCATCTCAAGATGCTGGTAGCGTAACTATTACTGGAGGAAATGTTAGTGGCATATCATTGGTAGGCAATAATATTAGTGGTGCTTTTATTACTGGTAGTCTTGTTGATAGCACACCCATTGGTTTAACTATAGCTGCAGAAGCAAATTTTACTACTGTTATTGCTGCAGCTATTACTGTAACAACACTTAATGTAACTACATTAGTAGTCAATTCTCCTCCTGTTACTAAAACAGCAGATTTTGTTTTAGCTGCTACAGAAACCTGGGTTATTAATAACAAAGCAGGATCTACTTGTACAGTTACTTTACCTTCTGCTTCAACATATCCTGGTCGTGTAGTAAATTTTTTAAACTATCAGCCGTATACCATTGTGTCAGCTTCTAGTAATGTAATACCTAGGATTGGTGGTGCTGCTACTACTGCTATTGTTTTAGGTGTGGAAGGAAACTGGGCTACTTTAGTTTCTAATGGTACTAACTGGGTAATTACACAAGCTGCTTCTAATAATAATTTGTTGTTAGAGTAGTTTTTGTAAGCAAAAAATGATTGATCCAATCACTGCATTTGCTGTTGCACAAGGAGCAATCAAAGGAATACAAGCCGCTATTAAGATGGGCAAAGACATCAATGGCATCAGTGGCGACTTGATGAAATTCTTTGAAGCCAAAGACGCTATAGCTAAAGCAGCAGTTAAACCTAAAGGATTTGCCAAATCAGATACAGCAGTAGCATTTGAAACAGTGATGCAATTAAAACAACTTCAAGATGCAGAAGCGGAATTGAAACAGATGTTGATTTGGAGTGGCAATGATGATGTGTGGAACTCTTTAATGTTAGAGCGTAACCGCATTGTCAGTGAACGTAAGAAGGCAGAAGCTGAAACAGCCCATGCTAAAGCAATTAGGGCAGAAGAAATTAGTGATATCATAAACTTTGGATTGTGGACTGCATTAGTGTTGTTTATTGTTGGGTTGGTAGCGTACTTAACTTGGCAGATTGTTGGAGAAAGCAGATGAAAACAAAACTTACTTTTGCTGTAACTATAATGGTTAGCTTGACTTTGTGTATTGTTGTCATGGCAATGGTTGCTGTTATGTTGCTTGGTCTATTTGACCCACTTGTGGACAACAACAAGATTTTTGAACTGGTATCCCCGGCGTTTCAAACCATCATTGGTGGATTTATTGGATTGCTTGCAGGTGTAAAACTATCACACGAGGACGAAAAGAAATGCTAACCTTACTCTCTACTCTTATTAGTTTTTTAGCTGGTGGCTTGCCAAAGTTGCTTGGTTTTTTCCAAGACCGTGCTGACAAAAAGCATGAGATGGCAATGGCTCAACTTCAGATTGAACGTGAGCTTGAGCTACGTAAAGCCGGGTTTGAGGCCCAGCAAAGGGTCGAAGAAATCAAGGTTGAAGGTCAAGCCATTGAAGCAGAGGCATCAGAACGGGCTGCACTGTACGCACATGACATAGCAATAGGACAGGGTGCATCACAGTGGATGATTAATCTACGCTCTGGTGTTCGCCCCATACTAACGTATGGGTTCTTCTTGTTGTTTGCTTTTGTTGAAATTGGTGGCTTTTCTTATGCTTGGTATCACAGCATCCCATTTGATGTGTTGATTGCAAAACTGTGGGACGCTGATACTCAGATCATCTTTGCATCTATTATCAGTTTCCACTTTGGTGGTCGAGCTTTTAAAGGTGGTAAAGATTGAAAGTCTCTGATCGTTGTAAGGAGATGATCAAACACCATGAAGGCGTGCGGTATAAACCGTATCGTTGCCCAGCAAAATTGTGGACTGTAGGAGTAGGCCATGTTCTTTACCCAAATCAAGGTCGTTTACCATTGGATCAAAGGGATGCTTTCCCGTTGGAACCAAATGACAACCGTACTTTTTCAAAAGACGAAGTAGATGGACTCCTTGCTTTTGATCTCCAGCGATTTGAAACTGGGATCACCCGACTTTTTCCTATGGTGCTTACCATCGGTCAGAATGATGCTCTTACCAGCTTTGCTTTTAATCTTGGTTTGGGAGGAGTACAGCGATCAACCCTCCGTCAAAAAGTTATTAGGAACGAAATACAAGAAGCGGCAGATGAGTTCTTAAAGTTTACAAGAGGTGGTGGTAAAGTGTTACCAGGATTAGTTAAACGTCGAAATGATGAGAGAGCATTGTTTCTTTCATAAACATTCGATATGCTTTAATTGCATCTTTAAGATCGCTTCTAAGTTGCTCTAGTTGTTCTTGTTGGTGTTGAAGTTGTAGGTAGGAATCTAGAGCAAATTGATCCAGAGCCTCTCGGTCCCAGGTGTTAAAAGTTGGTGTCATCATGGGTGAGGACAGTCTTCTGGTATAGAGGCTAAACAATGCACAGCAGAGTATCGACTTGTGGTTTTTTGCCAACGGTCAATATAGACATCACGCATTAGTTTTAATGATCGGCTAACTGATGCTTGATCAACATTTAACTTGAGTGCTAATTGTTTGGTAGTCATACCATCAGGTACTTGAGCCAAAATATCTCTAATCTTTGCTTGTGTCATGTGTTTTTATTCTTTAGCTTGGCTTCTACAGTACGGGCAAACTCAATCCACTTGCTGCCGTAAACATTGTTCCTGTCAAACAAATCTAGAATTTCTTCTGGTTCAAGACCTACCCATTGGCGCTTGGGCGAACTAACCCAGCCCTGACAATCTCCTCGCTCAGTGGCCCCACAGTGTATGCAAGCCCCGTTTACAAACTTGCAAGGCTTTACTTCTTGTTCAGTATCTCTAGTCATGTGTTGCGCTCCTTTAATCTTGCCGCTGCCCATGCTGCGCCCTGATCCCAAGTGTCGGGCATATCCCCAACCTTGTTCCAATCATCATCCGTCAGCCCTACCCACGGGCGCTGTGCTGCAAAGTGATCAGCCAATTCCCTCGCCCGGTGCTTGTCAATGCCTTCTCGGACTAGGCTAACCACTACCATGTCACGCCACGGGGTTGGCTCCTGCTCTGGCTGTGCCAGTGCGGTTTGCTCAGACTTCGCCATTTCAGCTTGCAAATAAAGTATCAGTTCTAGATAAGTCATGTGTTTCCCCTTGCTCTGATAGCGTAAGCACAAGCATCTGCAACATTTTCTGCGCTTGCTTCATGTGCTTTTTGATATTGCCGTGCAAGGTCTTCTACCGCCGTTTCGCAAGCCTCACGCTCACTAGCGGCAACAAGAGTGGCAAAGGCTTCAAGGTAGTGCAGAAATTTATCCCTGTCCTTGCCCATGCCGTAGTACGCTATTCCTGATGCGTCTGCTATGAGGATGATGTCCTCTTTAGTCATGTGTTTTTTTCCTTCAACCGGGTTTCTGCCCATCTCGCGCCAGAAAGAAAATTGCTGTCACCAGCATATTCTTCGGGCATGTCTTCCCAAGTTAGCCCCTGCCACGGCTTGGCGTAGACCTGTGTGTCGTCGTCGTCAGTTTGCGCTGCCCACAAGCGCAGAGCCTCGCGTTCGATCCTGCGGAATTCGTCTTCTTCGGAGTTCATATCATTGCCCAATACATAAATCCAGCCACCGCGCCCAGAAAAACAGTCGTCATCAAGAACAGGATGACGATGGTCACCCAGTACATAAACTCATCAATGCCGCCATAGTCTCCATCGTCATACATGGTATGTCTCCCTTGATTGTTTTACTCGGTCGTACGCACGTATCAAGTTGCGTTTGCGCTCGGGGTCTGTCATAGGTAGTTGTGTCTTGGCGAACAAGTTCGCATTGGCCTCGGCCTCCTCAAACGAATGAGCCAGCCAGATCGACTCGGGCTTCCTTGCCCGTGACTCAATCGCTTGCTGCACCAGCAGGTTGCTGACCAGCAGTACCATCTCCTTGGTGTCACTCATTGCTCACTCCTTGGTGTGTAGCGAGGTGCTTGGTCAGTCTGGCTATTCTGGTGTCGTTGTAGCGCACGACACTCACGGCATAGTCCACCGCTGTCTCTGCCTCCAGCTTCGATAGCTGGGCAACAGCTAACTCAGCGGCGATCACCTCCAGTGGTGTAGGTCTGCGAAAGTAGTTCTTTATAAATGTAATCATTGCTTCTCCTGTTGTGGGGGCCGAAGCCC